ACTTGTGTTAGCCAAGTTAGCGGAAGCTTGGGAAGCAGCATAGAGAGTCTTCATCGTAGCGATGTCGAAACGTTTTGCGAGTGCTTTACCTAGCTCACCAGCGTAGATTGAGCGAACATCATAGTGTTGCTTAAGCTCGTCGATGTTAGCGATGAATGTCGAAGAAACAAGAACGTCATCGATAGTGATGATCTTCTCGTTCATTCCAATGCTGGACAAGTAGCCAGTGTCGGACTCGACGATGTTTTCGCCTACAGTGTGATATTTAGCAGTAGCAATTCCAGAGACTGGGAACTGTGCAGATTTCCCTGAAGAAATCGTGCGCATCATGTGCAGGTCTTTCATCACGTTGTTCTCAGCAAAACTCGTAAGAATTTCACCAGAGAAAACTTTCAGAAAGAGTGCATCATTGTCAGATCCACCTTGGATTAAACCACTACGCGAGAGACCTGTGAAGTCACCATTTGCCATAGTATTTTCCTTTTTCTATATTTGTTAGTAAGTGAGAGCTGAATGCTCTCGTTAGTTTTGTGGGTCTTTCAGTCCTTGTATATTTTACGAACTAAGAGTTGTCTGACGTATCAGGCTCTGTCGCTACTTTAAACTTAGAGTAGAAATTATTTAACTTGTGAGCTACCGAAGTAGAAGCCCACAATGGCGAGCATAGATTGTCGTACTTCAGGAAGGATTACGAATCCCTCCAGAGAACTCCAGCCACCACCTCCCAGTCCCAAGAGACCCAGCAATCCTTTGGACGCTTCTTTCTCAATGGTAACAGGAGTGTTTAAAAGTGATAAAATGAACGGAGCTAGAATCACTGCGAACAAAACAAACAGAACGAACAGACGGCGTACCCACACACCACCTCTCTGTGAGGCAAGTTGTGCAGACTCATCTGCTGCTTTTTGTTTTGCTAACTGCATCTCAAGGAGACGAGTTTGTGATTGTGCTTGTGCAGCGAGCATCTTCATAACGAAGCCACTCAAGCCACCACCAAGCATCGCGATTAGTTCCATGCTCATAATTAAAATGCGTTAGACACAGCAATCCGTTTCTCAATCTGTTCACGATATGCAGGGTCGTTCTTATACCTTGGGTCTTGCATAGCTTCAACCATTGAAGCAGCGGACCCAAACGCTTTAACACCACCAGCACCAGAGGTACTACCTTGATTAAGGTTTGGAGCTTTACCTCCAGCTGCTAAGAACTGTGCGTACATACCTTTAACGGCTACACGCGCTTGCTCAACAGATCCTCTTTCAACTATTGCATTATAGGCTTCTAGATCCCCATCTGCTAGGTTTTCACCAGCCCACTCGCTCATAGCTGCGTAGTTAGCGTTACCTCCAATAGACTCTTGAATCTCTAGAGCTGCTGCTGTTGAGATAGCTTCTTGTCCATTAATGTAAGATTCGACAAGTTCCCTTGGAATACCTGATTTTTCTAATTCGATGAAAGCTTTATCAGATAGCTTACCATTTTTAGTAAACTCTTCCGTAGCTTTTTGTATAGCGTCATCAGCCTTCGACGGCTCTGGCGCATCTTCTTTTTCAACTTCTTCAGTAGCTTCATCTTTGGGAGCCTCCTTCTTAGATTGTTTTTGTTGCAGCTCTTGATAAGCCTTAGCTAGTTCTTCAGGGCTTTGAAACTTCTCATCCAGCCACTCAGGACGCTCAGAAGTCTCTTTAACTTCTTGCTTACCTTCGTCGGCACTAGACTCCAAAGCCTGTCCCCTTTGTTTGGCAGCCTCTTCTTGCATAGCTGCTTGTTTTTCAAGAGAGATATTCTCTTCGGTAGTATTCTCACTTACCGTAACTGCTTGATAGTTTCCCATAGTTTACTGTTCCTCTCGCACTGGTTGTTGTTGTTGTAACTTAGCTTCTTCTGACATAGCCTTGATACCTGCTGGTCCAAGTTTCTCTGCCATTTGCATTTGTTGAGCTTGCTGCATCTCTGCTTGCATTTGCTCTTGGTCTTTAATTAGACCAGCTGTTTTGATGCCTAGCGCAGTGGCTCGACGTTCAAAGTATTCATCAATGTTTACAAATTGTTGGATGGCTTGTGGACCTACCACCTGCGATGCTCCAGCTAAGAACATATCTAATTTCTGTAGGTCATTACCTCTACCTAAAGCCTCAACACCTGTTATGATAACAGGATTGACTACCTTCTCAGGAAGTTTTGGAAGAGACTTGTTCTTGTTCATGATGGACATCAAGCGATTAACCATAGGTAACTGCATCTCGCTACTGAGTAGAGAGTACAAGCCACCAATAGCAGCTTCTAGTTCTTGTCCTAACATTCGAATCTCTTCAGCTGTCACACGCTCTGCGTTACGAACAACGCCAGAGGTGAGAAGGAAGGCGTGTCCCATACGCTCCTCAATACGTGTCATACTATCCTGTACAACTCGGAAGTCGTTAAACTTGTTAAGCTGAAGAACAGATACATCCTGAGCGTTACCTTGTGTAATCGTTCCATTAGGAGACTCAGCAAGAGTCTTAGCTCTGGTCGTGCCGTTGGGGTTAACCATGAACAGTACCTTAGCTGCTGCTGCGCTGCCTTCTACAAGTGCGCGAGTCAGTGACTCAAGTGACTGCAAGTCTCCCAAGTATTCTTCAACGTATCCTCTGCCGTAGTCTTCGCCATCAATACGCGAGAACCGTAGAGGAATAAAAGGATTCTTGTCTAACGGATATGAGCCTTCAGAAGAAGGAATTAGCTCTCCGTTGATTTCTTGCCATACGTGCCACCTGTCTTCTTTACGACATACCGCAGTGTATAGATGGATCTCTTCGTCTGGAGAATCCATATCCTGCGTACCTACAAGACTCTTCATCTCTTCTGTCAGTGACATATAAGATAGGTCTTCTTTGGTGCAGATGTACAAGACGTTGCCCATAGCATCACGTTCTACACAGTAGCGGTCTAGGTGGAACACACGTAGACCAGCTTCGTCTGGTAGATATATAAGAGCGTTACCTGTAACGATGAGATGCTTCAGAGCTTCATGAACTCCTGTGCGATACGTGTTACCGCTGATCTCATCCATCACCGCTTCCTCTACTTGCTGTAGTGAAGATTCAATCTCAGTGATAAGCTCGTCAGGCGCGCCCTCTGCGCGTAGTTGATACTCGTCAACGTTCAAACGAAAGAAGGGGGCGTTGGGAGGTAGGAGTGCCAACAGTAATTTAGATGCGAGATTGTTTACTCCTCTTGCCCCAACGCCCTGAAATGGTGTTTCCAAACGACTATGAGAACCGAAGCCCTCATCTGGCATGACGTATGGAAGTGTAAGTTTTGCAGCTTTTCTAGCCCTGTCCAAGTAGGTGTAACGTTTACCTTCAAGGGATTGATATAATGATTGGGCAGATTTGTGCATAAATATTAATTTTCAAATTGTTCTTCTTCAACTTCAAGAGGTGCATATGTTTCAAACACTGCGTTCTCTTCAAAGTCATCAAGGTCGTACTTAGTAACGTCCAATGCCCACTTGCCATCAGCAGTAGGTTCAGGAGCGGTTAACCAACGTGTGCCTTTACCTTCAGTCCAGTAAGAGAAGTTCAGGTACTTGCCTTCCTCATCAGCACGAGCGATGGCTCCTTGTTCGGTTTCGTAGATTAGGTACATTAGATTTCGTATTGGTTAAGAATGTTAGCCTCAATAGCTGGAAGGTTAGCTGACTGGTCAGAAGTATAATGAATTACTTCGGATACCCATTGAGCGTATGGTCCACTGTTTGTTTGTCTATGACTGTAGTCAACTCCAATACGCGCGTCCCTAAGTGTAGTTCCTTTGTTTAGTGTTTGACCATACCAAGACGATTGGTTGCCGCCATTTTTAGATATTGATATTCTAGCATCAGCAGCCCCCACTGGTTCAGCCCTATCGGTTACAACACAAGAAAACAATTCTGTAACATCTGTTCCCATAGCAACAACGGGACCCCCACCTGAATCATAGGTGAGTGTCATATTGTCAGTAGCAAGCGTTCTAAATATGTAAGGTCTTCGTTCGTTTGAAGATCCCTCAGTACTAAGAACCCGCCAAAAGTTATGCCAAGTGCTGGTTGGGTTCGTCTTATCTCCGTGCGCTCCAATGATAAAAGACGATGAATGACCAGTGTCACTAAGCATATCTTGTCCATCCGCCCCTGATAGACCCAAAGTGTCATTCAAGAAATAAACAGCTTTTCTGCCGTCTGGAGTTTTAGTTACTACACCATCCTTAACAATGTATGGTTGTCTATTTGCAGCACTTTGAGAAAGGTCGTTACCCAAACCGCTTTGGTCATACCAAACACTGACGTGTCCGTTACGGTTGTCTACAGCAGTGGGAACAGCGGATAGACCATAGTAATCACCGATGTTAGCCTCAATAGCAGCACGGTTGTCTAGCTGTGCAGTATCGTACAGGATGATTTCCTTTACTCTACCAGCAAAAGGATTGCCTTCAGTACTGAGTGTCTCGTTACTTGGGTTGGAGGTTGAGTCAATGGAACTTAAAGATAATCCCTCACCAACCACAGTCCCGTCAATAAAGTTACGACCAGCAGTCTCTTCAATTAAAGTATTGAACAGGTGGTACTGGTTGTTTCCTAAGTCGCGCCCACCACTGCCTATGTTTGCGGTGTCAGTACCATCCTTAAGAGAGACTGAGT